GCAAGCCCCAGCGCGTTCTCGGGTTCAAGGAAACCGAGCAGTCACTCGGACTCAATCTCACGAACTGGGATTCGGTCGCGGAGATCACCGGCAAGGACGACGACGATCATTGGATCGGTGCCAAGATCGAACTGTACGTCGATAAGAATGTTCTCTACGGCGGCAAGAAGATCCCGGCCATTCGCATCCGCGAGATCGGCAGCGGCGGCGGTGGCGATGCGACCGATATCCCCGGCGGCGCGGTGTACGACAAGCGCGCGGCGTGGACCGAGTTCTGTGTGGTTGCCAAGGCCAAGGGCGAAGCACCGAACGCAGAGATCTGGAAGGGGCTGGTGACGGCCCGCATGAACGCCGAGAGCAAGGAACAAGATTCGTTCACGGCGGCAGACTGGAAGGCCGTGGTTGCCATGGCGAAAGACGACGCGACAAAGACCGACGACGGAATTCCGTTCTGATTGATCTTCTCTCTCCCCCGCCCCCGGCTGAAAGGTTGGGGGTGGGATTGAACACTTCGCCCCGTTCACCGCAATGGTTGAGGGCGAGCGCGGGTGCCGATCTAGAAGGCGCACCCAAATACCCCGTGCGTCAATTGGGGTTATCCGCCCCGTCCGCGAAAGCGTCGTGGCGGGTTTGGGCGAAAGCCCGGCGGTCGTTGAACACCCGTTCTCCCGTTGCTGTAGTGGCGCGGGCGGGTTTAGTAACCCCTAGGACTTCCGCGACGTTGAGTAGGCGTAGCGGAGGATTATGCAAACCCTCACCCTGTCCATCCCTGTTGGCCCACCACGTCACCAATACGAGCACGCGGTTCAGTCCGCTCTCCGTGCGAACCTGAAGGGGCTAGGCGCCCAACCTATCCGCGTGGCCGTGTTCGCCGCTGACGGCACCCTGTCGGCCCGGCTGTACTCCGCGACGGTGGATTATGTCGCGGGCGTTTGCGACGTTCTGGGCAGCAACCACATGATGCCCAAGGGGATCGACTTTTCAATCGACGCGGCTCGGCCCCGCGTGGAAATTGTGATCGGCGAGTGAGCATTTAGCCGAAGGAGAGAGAATGGATTACGCAAAGTTCCTAGACGACAAAACGCACCTATCGGGCAGGCACGGATTCGAGCCCGTTTGGATGCCCGATTTCCTTTTCCCGTTTCAGCGGCACCTAGTGGAGAAAAAGGTACGCGGCGGACGTGCCGCGCTTTGGGCGGACTGCGGGCTGGGTAAGACCCCGATGCAGTTAGTGTGGGCGGAAAACGTGGTCCGAAAGACAAAGGGACGGGTGCTTGTCCTGACCCCGCTCGCCGTCGCCAAGCAAACCGAAAAAGAGGCTACGGAGAAGTTCGGGATCGACGCCAAACGATCCGAGGCTGGTGAACTATCTGCCCCGATCGTGGTCACGAACTATGAACGTCTAGACCACTTCCACCCGTCCGACTTTACCGGCGTGGTGTGTGATGAAAGCAGCATCCTAAAGAACTTCAACGGCGAGACGCGGAAGCAGGTCACGCGGTTCATGGCGAAGGTCGAGTATCGGCTGCTTTGCACCGCGACTGCCGCACCGAATGACTACACCGAAATCGGAACCTCATCCGAGGCGTTAGGCGAACTCTCAAACTCGGACATGCTCAAGCGGTTCTTCAAGTATCTGGATGACAAGGGGCAGAAAACAGAATCGCGGAATCAGGCACAAGCCGAGGAAGCGATAGCCGCGAACGGGCAGTACTACCAGAAACTAGCCTACCGCGTGGCTCAGACCATCGGCCAATGGCGGCTCAAGCATCACGCCGTGACACCGTTCTGGAAGTGGGTTTCATCGTGGGCGACCGTTTGCCGCAACCCGTCCGACGTTGGATTCCCTGACGATCGTTTCGTGCTTCCCCCGCTCAACCAGTTTGATCACATTATTAAGCCGTCAACGCCACCGGACGGGATGCTCTTCAATGTTCCCGCGTTCGGGCTGGGTGCCGAGCGCGAGGAACGGCGGCGGACAATGTCCGAGCGATGTGAGTACGCGGCGGATCTGGTGAAGCACGACCGCCCTGCCGTGGTGTGGTGCCATATGAACGAAGAGGGCGACACGCTGGAGCGGTTGATCCCCGGTTCCCGGCAGATTGCGGGCAAGACCCCGGACGCCCAGAAGTTGGAGATCTATGACGCTTTTGCGAACGGGGCTGTACGGGTTCTCATCATCAAGCCGAAGATAGGTGCATGGGGATTGAACTGGCAGCACTGCAATCACGTCGTGACGTTCTCGACCCACTCATACGAGCAGCACTACCAGAGCGTGCGGAGGTGCTGGCGGTTCGGTCAGAAGAACCCGGTACGGCTGGACGTTATCGCAACCGAGGGAGAATCGAGGATCATCGCAAACATGGCGAGGAAGGCGCACAAGGCCGAACGAATGTTCGCGGCCCTTGTCCGAGAAATGAACGCGGCGGAAACGATCGAGCGCACGAACGAATATACAAAGAAGGCGGAGGTTCCATCATGGCTGTGAAGGATAACGTTATCACCGGTACTCATGCGATTTACAACGGAGACTGCGTGGAGGTGATGCGGTCCCTACCCGATCGGTCGATGCACCTGACCGTCTACTCCCCACCGTTCGCGGGGCTGTACCAGTATTCCAGCGATCCCCGCGACATGAGCAACGCAATCGACAAAGATGAGTTCTTCGCCCACTACGGGTTTTGCATCGACGAACTGGCGCGGCTCACGATGCCGGGCCGGATCTCGGCTGTTCACTGCATGGACATCCCGCTATCGAACGCGGGGTGTGATGCGATGTACGACCTGCCGGGCCGGATCATCATCGAACACGAGCGGCGCGGATTCGTGTACGCGGGGCGGCGGGTGATCTGGAAAGAACCGCTGATGGTTCGCAACCGGACCATGATGAAAAGCCTACACCACAAGACTTTCTGCGAGGACTCGACCCGGTGCAGCATCGCCAATGCCGACTACCTCCTGATGTTCCGGCGTAAGGGCGACAACACTGTTCCGGTGATCCACGAAACCGGGATGCACACCTACGCGGGCGAGCGGTTGCCCCCGTCCGACGTTGTGCCATACCGCGCGATGGTTGGCGATCAGAAGCAAAATCGGTACTCTCAATGGATCTGGCGTCAATACGCATCGTCCGTTTGGGACGATATTCGGATTGACCGGACGCTGCGGTATCGTGAGGCCAAGGAAGGCGAGGACGAAAAGCACGTTCACCCGCTGCAACTAGACGTGATTGAGCGGGCCGTGATGATGTGGAGCAACCCCGGCGAGAACGTTTTGACCCCGTTTATGGGAGTGGGGTCCGAGGTTTACGGGGCTGTTATGAATGGCCGTCGCGGGATCGGGATCGAACTGAAGGAAAGTTACTTTCGCCAAGCGGTGAAGAACCTTGAGGATTGCATCGAGGACCGCGACGAAACGGACGAGGGGCCGATGCTGTTTGCGGGGCCGGAAGCGGGTGAAATGGAATGATCCCCCCCAAGTCCTACCCCGCGAAGATGGTCGGCGAAACTTTCGGCGCGTGGCTTGTCTGCGCCGAGGCCGAACTCACCGAACGCGGGCACCGATCACCCTCCCGTGCGATGTTCAGGTGCCGATGCACCACCTGCAAGTGCGAGCGGATGTTGAGGCGTGGCGCGATCGTCAACGGTTGGGCGGGTCCTTGCCGCAGGTGCGAAGCCGCCAATGCCCCGCTAAAGCCCGCCAGTGCCGCTAGGAGGCGTGGGGCACTGCTACCCCAAGTGGGCGAGCGGTTCCATTCGTGGACCGTTACGGGGCACGCCTACGCCCGTGGCGACGGTGGGCCGATCATCTGCCTCATCCGGTGTGAATGCGGGATGAACAGCAAGGCCCAGCCGTCGAAGTTGCGGCGAGGGGTAAGCGTTCGGTGCGTTTCTTGTGCGGCCAAGTTGCGGCGGGCGACGGAACCGAAGCCGAGGGCTAAAGCACCGGCCAAGCCCAAGCCGATAAAGGTCGTGGCGGACAAGCCCGCGCGGGCACCTATGCAGCGAAGCACGGCGGCGGGGCGGGTGCTGGCGGACGTTCCCTTGCCCGAGGTTTGGAACTCTCGGACGATTGAAGACTTGATGCGGCGGCGGGCGGCAAGGTGGGCCGATCCGAACGTTCCGAATTGACTGTGCATAGTTTGTTTCTTCGCGGCGTGGGCCGTGGTTGTGGTATGATTCAGTACCGCATCGCCTCTTACTTGATCGAGCCTTATGCAATTTCACGGACACCAATTCCGGCCCTCTGGTCTACGGCTCTCAAGGCTGGCGACGCGGTACAGGGGGCTGGAATTGGTGCCTGAGGAGGTGCCGTATGGCTCTTGAACTCGATATGACCGAGGGGATTTACCGGCGAATCTACGCTGGTTTCCTGACCGGGAAGCGGATCAACGCCGTTTCTCTGGAAGCCGAGGCGTGGTTCTGGCGGCTGCACGCTTTGGCCGACGACTACGGAAACCTGCACGGTTCCATCCGGATGCTTGCCAACCTTGCGGCCCCACGGCGGGACCTACCGACCGCCAAGGTTGAGGCCCTTTGTCGTGAACTGGAAAAGGCGCAACTGATTGCGGCGTATGAGGTTGACGGCGAAGCATACTTCAACATCATCGGCTTCGAAAAGAAGCAACCGGCTGGACGGAATGGCCGTCGAATCCGCAAGGTTCCGGGGAGTTTGGGGAATCCGGGGGAATCCGGAATTATCCGGGGGAGTCGATCGCAATCCGTGTCGGCCCATTCCGATTCCGATTCCGATTCCGATTCCCATTCCGAGATAAAGACAGACGCACCGGCTACGCCGGATGCTCCGACGACGTTGCCAAAGGCATCCCGAATCAGAGGCCCGGAAGCCGTCCCGGTTCCCCTTGCAATCGACACCGAACGCTTCCGCGCCAAGTGGGCCGAGTGGTGCGAGTACCGCCAAGCGAAAAAGAAGCCGGTCAGCGGGCACGCGGCGGGGGCAACCCTCAGCAAATTGGCAAAGTTTGGAGAGGCGACGGCGATAAAGGCGATAGAGGCCAGCATCGAGAACGATTGGCAGGGGGTGTTCCCGGAAAAGGTGCAAGCCGCCCCGGTGCCGAAGTGGAAGCAGGACCAAGAGCCGGTGAAGTACCAATACCACCCGGACGGAACGCCGGTGAATCCTGTTCGGGCAGTCTCCGCAAGGTTTGAACACCCATGAATATCGCCCCCC